TTTCTGTATTCTTCTAATAAAATTACTTTGTCTACCATTTATTTATTAACCAATCTTTAATAGCATCTACTTGTGGATTACCTCTCAACGTAATAACATCTGAATATTCATGACCGCCAATACCATCTAAGTCAATAAAGGTTATATTTTTTTGTTCGTTATATTTTATTTGTGCTTTAAATTTAAGTTTTAAAGACATATATTCTTTAATAAAATATATTTTATTCGTATTAACAGCTGAAGCAAAAGCATCTGCATAGTAATGCGTTTCTTTGGTAAAATAATTTGGTAATACTAGTTGTTTAATAGTCATATTTCTCTTTTAGTAAATGTATATCTTAAAACTTTAAAAGGTTTATTATCAGGCAAAGAAAATACTTCTTTTACTACTTGTTGTGCCAGTCCTTCAGATTGAAAATATTCAAAATCATCTAAAATTTTATAAAAACCATTTTTAGTAGTTTTCCAAAATAATTGAGCATCTGATCCATCTATCTTCATAGTAATTCCTACTTTCCTATTAAACAAGCTATTCATTCTCTTCTAAATCTTTCTCTTAAATTATATTTTATTTCTTCCAAATGTATTTCAATACGTCTTTGCGTTTGTACGTGAGAATATACACCCCAAATTAAAACAATTAATAAAATAGTATTAAGCATACTTAATTAAAATTATCAAACTCAGCTATTGCTTGTTGTTCTTCTTCAGACTCTTTGTTTTTAAAATTTTCATAGTGTCTAATACCATGTTTTTTAACAAACTCATCTTTAGATAAATTATAAAAATCTTCTTCCATTTCCATTAACCAGTTTTTTACATTACCCATAATATATATTCCTTTTTTAGTTAGTTTATACGTATATTGTACTATATTTTAATCGAAAAGTAAAGTACAAAATGCATTTAAAAGTGTTTAAAATCAATGACTTAGTGTAATGTCACTATTTCAGCTTCTGGTTTATCTAAAGTACCAGTAACATAATTAATACAATCTAAGAATTCTGGTGTTTCAGGGTTTGAATGTATGCTCCATGATGTTCCTATTGTTCCTTTAACACAATAATCTGGTAATCTACCATCTGGATCATCGACTAATATAATAATTGAAACTTTTTGTGATTCGGTATGACCAGAAGATTCTGCTGGTATATTTGCTGTGTTATTATATCTACAAGGAAAGGCAAATTGTGGTGTTGTATTATAGTCTATAGCATCTTGTCTTGCTCTATCAAGTTGATACAATACAGAATTAACACAATAACGTATTACGTTATATTCAAAAAGTTCATCAACCTTATCAACTGTGGTTTTTAATTGAAAGCCATTGATATCTATATGAATAGTTTGATTTCGCATTGTAGCGAATTTATGACGTATTCCTACAATTTTATTTTCACTGGACATAATATAATCTTACTTTTTTTTAACTCTTACTAATGTTTCAATTTTTTTAGTTCTGTCAACCTTAGGATATGATATTTTAAATTTTTCATTTTCCCAAGTACCATTAGCAAAGGAAGTAAATTCTGTTATAATTAATTGTGCTGTATCTATTGAACGATGCACTGTAACTAATCTTTCATCTTCCCAAACTCTTATCTCAGCTGGGAATGAAGCATTAGATATTTTTTCTACTATGTTGCCTATTTTAAGCATTGATGTATGATGAAATGGATTCTTTTGTAATATTTGGATATAAAGATGTTAAGTTTTGATTTTTTATTGCTAAAAGTATTTCTTGTTCTTTCGCATCTAATCTTTCTAACATTTGAATAAACAATATCTCTCTTTTAGCAGGTTTTAAATCTTTTCTTCTAAAAATATAAAACTTTCTTACTTCTAAAGTAAGATTCGATGGAGCCATATTTAATGGTTCAATCGCTGCTTTAAATGGTGGATTAGTTTCTGGTAAATCCCATTTTAAACTGCTATTAAAGTTATTCTGTAATGTTAATTTTAAAGCAATATTATCTTTATAATTAATAATAGCGGTTATATCATTATTTATTTCTTCTAATATTTCATAAACACGTTTTCCCATGTTTAAAACTCCTCTATTTCTTGAAGTAATAGACTACAACGTTTTTCTATAAGATAGTTATATATAGTCATCTTATCTCCTTTTGGTTTGTTATTATTAAATGTATTTAATATACTCTCTCCTATATGTTTAGGTATAGAATCAAGACTTACTAATTTTTCATTTCTTAAATAGTTCTTTTTTTGTTCATCATTTTGACAAGCATTAATACCTTTCTCTAAGAAATTATTTAATATTTTTTTAGTAATTGGTTTTTGTCTTTCATCACGTATGAATATATCATCTGGTGAAAGTACATTCGGAACACCATCACCTGAATCGCCTCTTACTATATGTTCTATTATATATTGTTCAGCTTCTCTTACTGATGATTTATTTACTTGCTTTTTAAGTAATGGTGAATATTGTTCAACGTTTCCACATTTTTGTAATTGTTTAAAGTCTTTATCAGAAGAAACAATCATATGTTTTTCTAAAGGTCTTTCTTTCACTAGTGTAGCTATCACATCATCTGCTTCAGCATGATTTATATGTAATACTTTATATGGAAAGTGTTTTACTAAATCTTCTCTTACATCAGCCATAGTTTCAAAAATAAGTTTCCAATCAACTGGATCTGCTTCTCTATTTTTCTTACGATGTGCTTTATATAAAGGAAACTCTGTTTTTCTCCAAACTTCTTTACCATCAGCACATATAACTAAATCACCATAATCAGCTGAAAATTTCTTCTTATAATATTTAATAGTAGAGAGTATCGCATGACGAATAATATTAGATACTTCTTCCATTGGTCTTCCTTTTTGAACATCTTGTTTAAAAGAAAGTATATTTGCGATTGCTACTTGTGAATAATCAATTAATATCATTTTTTTAATTTTTCTTTTAGTTTAACTATTACAGATTTTCTCATACTACATTATATAAAACTAATAAATGTGGTGGTATTAAATCATCTTTTAAATTGTGTGGTGTAGTTTCCCAACTTTCATCATCACCATTTTCATAACTACCAACAAATCCATACTCATTAAAATCTTCATAATTTGTTTTTTCAGTACCATAAGTTGCTTCTATATTATATCTTTGTTTTTCAACTAGATAATCATAAAAAGGAATTGGTGGAACATATTTTGTGTGGATTTCAAAAAAGATGGAATTTGGAGAAGTCCTATCGAAACTAATAACTTGACCATGTATGCGATTATTCCAGTTTTTATTTACAAGAGAATATTTGTTTCTTTTGAGTTGAATATCAAATATGCTTCCAAATAAAGGAACAAGAGCCTTTTTTCCAAGATTAGTTTTTAAGTCATATTCAATCATATCAATTTTAAATGGATCAGTATTTGACATATTAATATGATTTATTACTATAATCATAAGGTATATTATACTATAAAAAAGCTTGTATGTAAAGAGTTAATTTTTGCTAAAAAAGTCATTTAATCTTGCCTTTAATTCCCTAAAATACTCATCATCAGCAATTAAATTAGCTATAATTCTAACTGAACTGTCTTGTGTAGTAGTTGATAACATTCCTGAACGTATAAGTTTTCCCATTACTCCAAGAATTGGTTTTTTAGAATCTAATTCTAAAAATAAACCCTCTTGTCTATAACAATTTAAATAACCTTGATTATATAAATCTTTTGCTATTTCTTCTAATCGTATAACTGTATTTTTTGCTATATGAAATAAACCATTATTTGAAATAATTTCTTTTACTTTTTTCATCGCACCAATACCAGCCATATAAGGTTGCCAAGTATGCCCCCATCCCCACTCCTGTGTTGAAAGGACTTCACCTATACGAGCATTACCTACTGCGAATCCTATCGGTGCATACCCTGCTGATAATGATTTACCGCAAGCAATAATATCTGGTTGAATATTGTATCCTGCTGTTGAATAACCAAAATAAGATAATGATTTGCCCCAACATACTGCTACATCATCTGTAATAAAATTTATTTTATATTTGTCACAAATACTTCTTACACTATTCCACCACCATCTACTATATGGTAATATTCCATTCATCCAAGGACAAGTTTCCATTATAAAAGCACCAACATTTGAAGAGTCATCAAATTTAGAGAGTCTTCTTTCTAACTCTATAATTGCTCTTTGTTCTTCATCTGCACGTTCTTCTATATTCCTCCATTTAGGTGCACGAATACATCTTAATCTATCTGATGGAAATTCGATTGAATATGGATTAGCCATACATCTAGTCAAATAACTTGTACCGTGATATCCTGGAGAACAAGATACGATTAAATGTTTTTTAGCATTTACTTGTTTCCAATAACTATCATTCATCATAATCGCACATTCCACTGCTGATGTGCCAGAAATAGCCCAAGACATTACTGACATTCTTGATTCAGATAATACAAAAGAAACTAGTTCCTGAGTATCAACATCAGTCTCACCTGTATTACCTCTTAAAAAACTAACAGAAAATATTTTGTCAGCCATTGCTTTTATAATTTCAGTATTTCCATAACCAAGTATAAAAGCACTGTTGCCAGATTGAATATCTAAATATTTTTTACCATCATTCATCTCAACCCAATAACGATAAGTATTCTTAACTATTTTTTCAATTTCACCGTCAGCACTATTTCTTAATTCGTACATTGTAAATCCATATTTGTTATATAAGCATCTTTATTCTCAATTATAAATCTTACTGCATTTAAAACTGAATTTATTGTTAATTTTTTTCCTGTATAATCTTTTGCTAATGGAGTGTCAACCCAAGCTGGACGAATAATACTTATTTTAAGTGGAGTGTATAGTTCTAGAAAAGAACTGTTAGGATCATATAATTCTTCTACTGTTTTATCGAGTAATATTTTTTGAGACCAATATTCTTCAAAACCTTTTGGGACTTCTTGTTGTGTTTTCCATATTTTACTTACTAATGAACCAATTACAATTATATGTTTATGTTTTGATTTGTAAAGAGTATAAAGGGTTTTTAAAGAGATATGTTGTCTACCAGTATGTGCGTTTAATATAATAACTGAAGCATCTTCACATCTCTCTAAAAAATCTGAATGTACTCTGTCGTCATTTAAATCTAAGTAATGTGATTTATCATAACCAACACAATATATATTAGGTTGTTTACCGTAATATTTAAATATGGCTTCTCCTATACCAGATCTATGACCTGTAATCACATATTTCATAACGTCATTCATAATAAAAAGTTTTTATAATAAATTATTTTTTACAAATACATCTTTTAAATAATTTTTTTATTTTTTCAATTAAGTTTTTCATTTGTACTCCTTATTGTTTTATCGTCTACCTTGTCCACGATAAGGTTTATAACTTCTTCGTTTACTTTTATTCATCATTGTTTTGCTAATAAAACCATTCCCAATGCTTGTACATTTAGGTTTAGATTGTTTCTTAGTATTTACTCCATAATTTATCGCACGTTTCGCCATAATTTAGTTTTGTCTTTTTAAGTTTTCTTTTATTAAGTTTTCTTTTAGTTTTTCTTTTTCAGAATTTAATTTTTCATTAAGATACTTTATAAATTCTTCTGGTGTATTATATTTTTTATTTTCTTCTTTTTTCTGTGTCATATTAATCCCTTGTTGGAAAATTAGGTGTAGGTGGTTTAGCCAATGATGATGAACTTATTATAGCTGAAGTAGTAGTCACTCCATTAATTTTTTCTTGTGTTCTTCCATAAGCTGTTACTCCTAATATCGCACCCATAGAAACGTGAAATAATCCACCACCTTTTAATGTTAATGGATCCCAAGGAGTAATTACTATTGTTTTTAAAAATGATATTTGTGCTACGTTCCATAAAATAGGAAATATCATAAAATCAAAAAAGCAAATAGCAATATACAACCAAGCAATCGCTGGTCGCCACATACTTTTAAGATCTATTTTCAAATCAGTATTGTTATCCATATTATTTTTTACTTATTCAGTTTTCTTTTTATCATACATGTCAATTTTATCAATATCATAAAATGCAGTAGGTTTACCTTTATCTGTATTTATAGTTGATAATTCACCTATTTCTTTTTCAAGTAATCTCTTTTTTCTTTTACGTTCTAAGTAATCACTAACCTCTGTTTTAAGTGATTCAACTTTATTTTTTAAACGTTCTTTATCATTTGATTTTATTTTACTTAATGTTTCTTTTAACTTAGCATTTATATCAGCGATTATATCTTTTGATACTTTTTTTATCTCTGTTATAGGTTTAATTGTAGATGATGGTGGTAGAGTACTTGATGGTGAACCTAAGACTATTTCTCTATTCCATGCTACTAACATCATAACTGCTAATGGGTCAAATACAAATACGATAGTAATAATTACAAATCTCACTGCTTTTTCAAGTATCGTATCATCTATTTTATCACCATATATTAAAGCAGCAATATATTTAATAGGACCAACCTCAGCTTCAATTTTTCTTAATTGACTTGCTATCGGTGCCCTTTGATTGGTTAATGTATTAATTTGAGTTTGTGCTTTTTCTATTTCACTAACTAATCTATTTCTTTGTCCTTCTTGCTGTCTTCTTAATGTTGTAGCTTTGTCAATACTCTTTTCGTCTGTAGATCTACCAATAGTTTGTTCAACTAAATCATCTAATTGTTTAATTGCTTTTTGGTTTCTGTCAATAATACTTCTTTGATATTTAATCTTATCATCAAGTATATAAACTTGTGAAGCAACTTCCCCTGTCGGAACTGCTTGATCTAAATGTGCTTTACTTAAAAATCCGAAGATACCCATACTTGTTAAAAGCATAAGCACAATTAATGATACACTAAAATAATATTTCATTACTTTTGTAATATCATTCCATCTTCTATATAACCAAGATGCGATAACTAATTTTGCTGATTCTAATGCTACTCCCATAATTGCGATTGGAATTACAGCTGTTGCGAATATTGCTGTTAAACCAGTGATAGCATAAAATGCAGCGATAGATGATAAAAATAACGCATTAATCAGTAATATTGTTTTCATTTAATTTTTTTCGTTTATTATTCCATAAAATACTACTTTTGAATCTTTGTACATCGCCTGAACTGCTTGAGTAGCTTGAGTAACATTTAATGCACGTTGTTCAATTATAATTCCTGGACTCTGATTGTTTATATGTACTAAGAATCTAAAAGTTTTAAGATTCATTTTCCTATATTTGTTCTTGTAAATTTCATCATTATATTTTCATTATAATATTTGTTTTCACCATTAGGAAGTTTCGCATTTAATACATCAAACTCAAACATATATTTTACTTCCCAATAATTAACTTCACCTCTTGTTTTACAAAGTCGAAGTATTTCTCTTTTAAAATTTTCTTTCCCTACTGTTTCTACTTCTTTTAAAAATGCTGGAGAGGATCCCCAATAATCTTTCCAATCATTTTCTATTCTTGAACGTCTTTTGTTTACTCTCCCTTTAAGTGGCTTTTTAGTTTTAGCTGATGTAAAATATTTACGCCCTATATAACTTTTATTATTTAAATTATTTGTAATTGAATAAATAAAACCAAAATACTTAGAGCAATCAGTAAATTCTTTTTGTTCGTATAACCAGTTTGTCATACGTGTATTTATTCGATCCCTTCATTATCCTCAATCTCTTCATCTTCGTTATTGGTTATATCATGAGCACAAATTGGACAATAAGCAATATCACTTTGGTTTAATGAATTATCTTCTGAAAAAAAAGATACTTTACCTTTAGTTTCGCAAGAATTACAATGAAACTTAACTGTAATCATTTTATTTTTTAGCTCCCCAAACATCTCCCCAATCACCTTTTAGAGATCCTTTTGCATAATCAGTAATACGATTTTCAAAAAAGTTTCCATGTATAGGAGCGTTCATCATTTCTTCTACCCATGGAAGTGGATTTATTTTTCTTTTATTAATACCCTTTAAACCCATTGAAATGAGTCTTCGGTCACATATATAACGAATATACTCTTTTACTTCTTCTCTTTTTAAATTTTGCATATCGCCCATAGAAAAAGCGAGGTCAATAAAATTATCTTCTAATTCTACCATCTTTTCAGCGATATCGTATATTTTCTTTTTAAGAGAATCGTTCCATATTTCATTATTTTCTTCAATATAAGTTCTAAACACACGTATCATTGCTTCACAATGTTGTGTTTCATCTACCATTGACCAAGTAACTATTTGACCCATACCTTTCATGAGCCCATGTCTTGGAAAATTTAATAACATAATAAAAGATGAAAACAATTGCATACCTTCAGTAAATGCTGAAAATGCTGCGATACTTATAGCAATATTTGCTCTATTTGTATTTTTAGATGCTAGGTCTACAAAGTAATTATGTTTTGCCGCCATCTCTTTATAATTATTAAATTCATTATAAGTTGCTTCTGGTAAACCTAATGTTTCAATTAAATGAGAATATGCTGCTATATGTAAAGCTTCACGTGCGGCAAATCCACACATCATCATTCTAATTTCTGGTTGTGGAAAATATGGAAGATAGTTCATTACATAACCACCTGCTACATCAATATCACCTTGTGTAAAAAATCTAAAGATATTTGTAAGAAAATGTTTTTGTGGCGGTGTTAATTTGGTTTTCCAATCTTTTACATCTTCTAGCATTGGTACTTCAGTATGAAGCCAATGTGATTGTTCATGTTTAAGCCATGCGTCATAAGCCCATGGATAGTTAAATGGTTTAAAGTAGTTTCTTTCTTCGGTTAATGATTTTACTGCTTCTTTTGGCACGTTCATGTTCCTCTATATGTTAAGTTAAAAAAATAATTGTACTTTTCCTGTTGGATTAATATATATATGTCCTTGTAATGTAATTCGTTTTTCATAATTTGCTAATGCGTGACGACCTATTCTGTGTTTTTCAATACCACTCCATAAATGCAATGTACCATATTCATATGGTATTGTACTTTCTTTTCCTGATACCATTAACCACTCTAAGTGTGCTCCTTGTTGTGGCATCATGATTGGAGATAAAAAAGAAAATAATCTTTTAGGATCTATATTATCTTCCCATAAACAAAGTGTCGTATCAGTGTGCCATCCGAATGGCTCAGCTATTTGTTTTCCATCAAAAATATGAAATCCTGGGATTGGTAAATTTGGATAAAACTCAGTTCCTTTATAATTAAAAACTTCAAACCAAACACCTATTTTATTAATTAATTTTTCATATATTAATTCTTTAAATTCTTTTAGGAGTATTCCTTGAACCTCCTTGTTTATTTCACTCGTATCTTTGGGTTTAAGTGGATATATACTATCACCAAGTAGATACTGATTTTTAGAATAATCAGACTTTAAATAAACACTACTTTTGTATATATTATAATTGTGTAACTTTTTCCAATGTGGTTTTAATTCTAAAACTTTTCTAGCTATTTGGTTTCGTTCACCTTCTGAGAAAAAGTTTTGTATTTCAGCGAAAGAAAAACGTTTCATAATCTTACCAGTAAATATATGATCTGTTATTTTTAAGTACGTAATGCCCTTGTAAAGTAATCCTACTTTCACCATCATTCATACCAAACCTTTTCATTCTATGATAATGATCACCTTTCCAATAATAAAAAGTATTTAAATCATATAGTTTTATTTTTTCAGGATAATCTTTTAATG